TTCTCCTTGAAAGTTCTTAAAAAAACTTTCAAGGCCTCTAAGGGTTTTTCGAAGGATCCTTCTCAGGAGGCTTCTTCAAGCTCTAACGAGCACCCTTCCACCCATGTGGTGTCGTTCCTGGAACACACTGAGGTGGAAAGCAACCTACCGGAACCATCTGATGCCGCTGAGGAAGCAGCGAACATCAATTTTCCGGTTTCTTGCGACGCTCTTTACGTCAAGGACGTCCCTATTTATAAGGACATCCCTGACGCTAAAGGAAAGGCGTCCCACAATCCGGCTGCAGTCGCTATGGCCATAGAGGAGTTGACTCCTGGCAATACGACTGTGGCAACAGATTGTTTGGACGACATCGTGGAACTAAGTTCCATGAGTCTGCAATTGGGCAAGTTGCGCTGGGATCTATCTAAGATATCCCCGCGCTTCATCAGTAACCCATTTGCTGAACCGTGCATCAGCACGGGGGCCTTACCTCGGAGGAACGTTAGTTCCAAACAGGTCGGTGCCGCCATTGAAAAACGAAATGCCAACTGTTTGAACAGTTGTGCTTTGTTTAAAATGGAGGAAATAGCTGAAATTGCTGTAAGCAAATTTTTTAAGCTATTTATTGACCCAGTGAAATTTCTCCGACTGCCGTCGGGGAAACTGGGCTCTTCGGCGCCACTAATCCAGCTTTATCAAAATAAAACGGGAAATGTGGTGTCGGAGCCCAAATGCCTGGCTTTGACTAATCTATCTCGATACAATCATATGATCAAGAGAGATGTCAAACCCGTGCTCACGACAGCACTTCAAAGTGAGTACACTAAGGCAGCGACAATCACATACCATAAGCCCGATCTAACCCAAGTAGCTACAGCTATCTTTGGGCAGTTTAAGACCAGGCTTTTGCAATGTCGAGCGTCTAAGGTCAATTTCCCACTAGATCACGATAGTGACTTAAGTGGGTACCTCACAGGTTGTCACCTGGGAAGTGAACAAGATTACTTTACTGAAATCGATTTTTCAAAATTCGATAAAAGTCAAGGTGAAGTTCACCAAATTATTCAGGATAAAATCCTACTAAAATTTGGAGTAGATCCAGAGTTTGTTGCTCTATGGTCTACAGCGCATCGCCAGTCGTCAATATTTGACCAAGGCGTGGGCATCGGGTTTAAAACCGACTTCCAGCGTAGAACTGGTGACGCTTTCACCTTCCTAGGTAACACTTTGGTTACAGCCGCTATGCTGGCTTATGTAATTGATGACTTTGAAGCCATCAGGTACATACTAGTTGGAGGTGATGATTCTCTAATATGTTCTTACCGGCACATTGAAGTGCCGCTAGAACCATTAGAGAGCGTGTTTAATATGAGTTGTAAACTCATACAACCCGCATGTCCGTATTTCGCATCACGGTATTTAATACGACGTGGTGACGAGATACTTTGTGTCCCAGATCCTTACAAGTTACTTGTAAAAATGGGAAGAAAGGACATTCCAGACAATGAAGATGCTCTGGAAGAAGTTCGAAAGGGTTTGGCAGATTCCGCCAAATACCTTTTCGACGACGAAGTTAAATTGAAATTAAGTATATTAGTTCAGGT